CTGATATCGAACTTAGGTATGTTGAATTCGATGCAGAGCCTAACAGGGCAATACTTCGCCATGCCAGGAGAACAATAGGTAAGGTACTAAAGGGATTAAATCCTTTTGATCCCAACCAAGCTGATTTGTTCCTGCCCCGACCGGGGCCCGGTGCAACGAACACTCCAACCAAAGCTCACACGCGTTTTCGTCCGCATGTGAAGTACACCACCCTTAACACTTGGTTCCCTTATCGAGAGTGGTTTTATCCACCCTTGAGATGGGACTGTAGCAACTTAGGTTCTGAAAAGGACCTTTGGGCTTCATTCTTGCGTTTTTACACAAGAACCAAGTACGACGAAAGACCGACTCAGAAGCCTCTTAAAGAGGTTTATGAGCCTGCCTCACGCTTGAAATTCGTTCCTAAAACGTTTAGTAAAGCTAGGGCAATATGTATAGAGCAACTGGAAACTCAATACCTCCAGCAAGCCGTGAAAAACGGCTTGTATCACCGTATTGAACACCATCCTGAAACTAAAGGAAAGGTAAACTTTACGGATCAAAATGTTAATGGAAGGTTGGCACTATACGGGTCTTCTACCGGGACACTCGCGACGATTGACATGTCGTCTGCGTCTGATCGGATTTCTAGAAGGCTCGTGTCGTACCTATTTGCGGATAACCCAGACATGCTTGACGCAATACTGGCTCTTTCTACGAATACTATTGAGCTGCCCGACGAACTTAACTTCATCGTTGAGTTCCCCTCGGCAAAATACGCGCCGATGGGCAGTGCCCTTTGTTTCCCTATTATGGCCTTAGTGCATTATGCACTTATAAAAGCTATAATAGTGCTCTCCACGCGTCCGCATGATGAGGCTTCTTGTGTGTATGTCTATGGAGATGATATTATCGTCCCCTCTGGATGTACGCAGGCGATTTACGACTGGTTGCCAAGGTTTGGCATGAAACTTAATGAAGAAAAAAGTTTCTACCGGTCGCGCTTTCGGGAGTCATGTGGATTACATGCTTATAATGGTCATGTCATTACTCCATTGCGCTTTAAAAGCGTAATCAAACTTAAACCACGC